ATAGCGAAGAGTGGGAGTTGTTAGACTAGCGTAGTCGCGTTAGTGCTTTACTTTCGCGGTAGTCGCCGTTACCTTATATATACCGCGCCGCCTACGGGCGCGGATAACTTAGAAAGAAGAAGGAGACAGATATGTCATTATCACAGAGAGATGTGCAAGATATATTACAAGAGTATATCGAGCACCACCACGGCCTTAGCCACGACATTGCTTACCATTTGGTAAAAGCAGCCGAGGCTTGCGCCACTGAAGTCGCGATACGCGCCGACTTATTCCCCAGAAACGCTTCAATCGATTTTCCAGAGGTTATTAGCCTCGCCCAATTTTATAGTCAGATCGACCCGCTCAGGAAAACGATCTTCAACGAAGAAAGCAGGGCAGGTCGAGCTTACGACGAGATAAAGTTTCGACACTTTTACCAATGGGTAGACGACAAAGCGGAAACTGACGAGTACGGTAACGGACGTAAGATTGCGTTACGTGACGCGCTGGTCGGCACCGACGCTTACGACAGAGCGTTCCCGAGTGTCGCACCGGCACTAACTACCGTAGATGACGATGACGTCGACGAAGACCGTCATATCGCGGATTACGCAGATGCCTAAGCGATACAAAATGCTTCGCAACACTAAACCAAAGCAGCGGCTATTTACGCCGCTGAAACCACGGGAGCCTCGACCCGAGGCTCTTCGTGAGATTAATTACCCGTCTCGACTCGCGACTATGGATTGTACTAGCCGCCGTGACGATCGCCCAGTAACAAAAGCGACGATCGCCCCAGCGTATAACAAAGGTGCATACCAAGTAATTCCCGAGTCGGATATCGAACATATAGGGAGATGATATGACGTACCGACAACTTAAATGGCGGCTGTCGACGCTGACTGAAGAGCAACTCGATACTGAAATAACTATTCGTCAAGACAACAATGAATTACTGCCTGCACGATTTTGTAGTAACGCTTGGAGTGCCCCGAGTATCGGTGATCGACTTGACGATGACCACCCTGTATTTTTAGTTAATTTGGAGGACTAATGAGAAACGAAACTAACGAAACGCCGCTCGACGTAGCGCGAAGCAAAGCCCTTGCAAATATGGCTTGGGATATCAAAGCGGATTACGCGGATCTTGATGAAAACACTAGCGCGTTTGATAAACAAGTGTTGCGTCACTTGATTAAAGAATACGCCCGACTCGTTGACCGCTACCACCACGATAGCGACGGTACGATTGAAGCGTTAGTCGTTTAGTATTCTAGACTCACGGATCGTGACTAGCCCGCCTCGAGCGGGCTTTTTTGTGCCTATTAGAACGACCCGAGATATTGCGTATATTGTCTATTTAGAAAAAAAACTTTTTTTATTTTTTTCAACTAAAACGACTAATAAAGTAATAGAAGTAATAGAAAAGTGAAAGAAGCCAATGGATACGAGAGCTGGGGGCCGTGATGAGGGTGACTAGGAAGTAATAGAAATCGTATAGGTTATTGAAACGAGAACAGTGAATAGTAGTGAGAGGCCATGAGGGAAATTTTTACTTTTTATAAATTATTTTATTTTCTAAGATATAGTTCTACACGCTTACGACCCTCGGAAACACTGCATGAAAGAACTACAGTACACTCCCCTGACACCTGCTGATGACGGAAACGGGTACATCGACGCCGATGGTAAGAGATGGCAACCGCTAAATCCGAAACAAAAGAAGTTCGCTCGAGAGTATCTGAAAGGCCAAAACGCTACCGAAGCAGCGGTAAAAGCAGGCTACACGAAGAATCGGGCCGCAGCCAAACGACAAGGCAGCGTCTTACTCAACCACAACCCACTTTTGCGAAATTACCTTATAGACCAAGAAATCAAGGAGGCAGAGAGGGATAGAGTTTCTATGGAGGGCCACCTCTCCGCGCTTCACGACTTGCGTGAGGAGGCACGGGAGTCGGGGCAGATTAACGCAGCGATCACGGCAGAGATACATCGAGGGAAGGTCGGGGGGCTTTATATCGATCGACGCGAGGTACTGACCGCGAAGATCGATTCACTATCCAAGGATCAGCTGATCGATCGACTCGGAGCACTGATCACGAAGCGCGTACCGCAAACGATCGAGGGAGAGATTACGAATCGGCTCGGATCGACAGACGGATCGACGGATCGATCGACTGTATTAATTGAGCGAAGGAGCGATTGACCCACCCACCCACCACGATTCATGGACGGCGAGCGAAAGACGGATTGAGCGATTGACCGAAAGCGTTGGTCATAAAAAAGGGAGCCGAGTGGCTCCCTTCGTGGGTAGCGATCCTTCTATTCGAAGGATCCTAGTTTGACGATGCCGGTCTGACCTTTCCACTCTTTGCGACCTTCGATCTGCATTTTGTAGTGGGTCATGACGACCGCCGCGTCCTGCTGGTATCCCCAGTCGGATAGCGCGTCGACGATATCTTGAATCGCGACCATTCGGTGCGCGTCTCCGGCCAGCGCGTAATACGCGGTGATGATCTTGATCATCTGCTTGGGAAGTCGCACGCCAGACGGAACGCTGTCGAACATTACTGATCCGCTGGTAGACTTACCAGTGCCGACCATAGTGGGAAGCTCCATTGGAGCTGCTGCTTGCTTTGCTGCTGAGTTAGCCATAGTGTTTTCCTTTCTACTTTCTAAGTGTATGTGGCCACGCTACCGCCCGACCACAGACGTATCCTCGCCTATACGCCTGCTAAAGTAAAGCGAAAACGACCTACTAATTTGCTATATAGCCACGCCTGCTTATAACCTTTCCGCGCTAACGGTTCGGCTTAGGGGCGCGACTTAGCGGATCCGTCTGAGAGACCCCCCATACCCCCAAAAGTGCCGCAAGGCACCCGCCCACCCACCACTACCTAGTTCCCGCCTCTTTTTCCGAGATACTTTTGCTTTAGGTTCCCTATTCAAAAATTTCGCACATTTATATTTTTCGATGGGTCAAAATTTTTCGCGAAAATTTTTTAGGGGTAGCGAGAGTAGTGATTAGGGAGTTACGATTCGGCTATCTTCGATGAGGGTAAAATATGTACGGTAACTCTCCATATGGTTCTCCGATGAATCGCGGCATGTTTATGGATCCGCAGATGAGGATGATGTTACAAATGCGCGATCAAATGAGGGCGCAATACGCTCCGCAGCCTACGGAAATGCCACAACAAGTAACGGATATGCAGATGCCCTTACCGGCGTTAGATAATGCGGAACCTATGGACAGACTAGCGCGGCTTAGTAATCAAATGCCCCAACAGCAGCAGACTACGGAACAAACGCTTGAGCAATTACAGGGTAATATCCAGCAGATGCAGCAACAGCAGCAGCGGTTATCTGAGCATTTAGGTGCTGGTTCTGGTATGTTGAGGCAATTGCAGCAGCCCCAACAAGGGTTAGGTGGATTAATACGGCAGTTATCTTCTGAACCTGCTAGAATGTATGCCCAAGGGCCAGAGTCTATGAGATTACAAGCATTTCCTGTTGCACAGGGGAACCCGTTCGGTGGCTGAGAAAAAGAAAAAAGATTCTCGGTTAGAACGCGCAGGGGTTAGTGGATATAATAAACCTAAGCGTACCCCGTCTCATCCTAAAAAATCGCATGTTGTGGTTGCTAAGGAAGGCGATAAAATAAAAACGATTCGTTTTGGGCAGCAGGGTGTAAAAACTGCGGGTAAACCTAAAGCGGGTGAGTCGGCGAAACAAAAGGCGCGGCGTAAGAGTTTTAAAGCACGTCACGGAAAGAATATCAAAAAAGGCAAGATGAGCGCAGCTTATTGGGCCGATAAGGTGAAATGGTAATGGACGATATGCAAGCGGTTTACGATCAAGAACTAGGTCGCGGGCGTGGAGGCTTACTATCCCTGTTACGCGGTGCGGGGGATATTACTCTTGGTGAAGAGGTAATGGATAGCTTGCCTGAAATTATGGCGATGTTACAAAACACCAACAAAGATACGTTGACGATGCGGCAAACGCAGGAGATGGGTCAGCCGAGCGAATTAGCTGTCTCGTTAAGTGATCAACCTGCATTAAGTTCGATGGTTGGCCCAGAGATGGCATTATTAGCTGGAATGATGGGTGGGCCTGGAGGTAAAGCTAAAGGGTTAGCGTCGTTAAAAGATGAATTAGCCGAGTTTATTACAAAAGATAAAGCTGATACTGCGGAGCGGATGCGTCGGTTAGATGAGGACGAAATGCTATCACGGTTAGCGGATCAAGATCGTATTGACCGTACCCGAGCGGAACAATTAGAAGGGTTACGAAATTTAGAAAACCGTAACCGACGATTAGAAGAAGGCGAAATGTCGGAAGAATACGAAACGGCATTACGCGAATACCAAGATTTTATGAACCGTCAAGGTGAATCTGGGATCCAAAAATTGCGTAAAGATATTTTTAGTGATCCTGATCAAATGGCTAGTGGTGGGCGTCCAGGGTTATATGCAAATATCGCCGCGAAACGTAAGCGGATAGCTGCGGGTTCTGGTGAAAAAATGCGTAAAGCGGGATCTAAAGGTGCGCCGACGAAAGAAAATTTCCGACAAGCCGCAACTACTGCTAAGAAAGCTGCAGGCGGTGGTTTAAGTTACGCGAAGGGTTATTACGGTAAGTCGTATAAATGAGTACGGCGATCTTAGATCAGCGTAAAGCGCAGCTGGCGAATATTCAAGAGATCGTAACGCAAGCCGTAAAAGCAAATCCAGACCAGCCGACTCCGTATATTAATACGCATCATTTTGCTCCTGGAATTTATATGCGAGCGTATTACGGGGTAAAAGGTTCGGTAGTCGTAAGCCAAGTTCATTTACACGAACATATGACGATATTAGCAGCGGGTCATTGTCGCGTTATTTCTACGATGCAAGATGAAGAACGGATAGACGTTTATAAAGATTTCGCGATTATGAATACGCCAGCGCATACGAAACGGGCGTTATACTTTTTAGAAGATACTACGATTATTACTGTCCATCCTAATCCTGACGATATCCGAGATGTGCCAGAATTAGAGCGGATGTTCGTCGTAGATAATTTTGAGGATCTTGAATAATGTCATTTGCAGGAATCGCGATAGCTGCTTCGGTAGTTACGTCAATAGGTACAGCCGCATACGGCGCAAGCCAACAACGTAAAGCACAAAGAAGAGCTGAAGAAAACGCTCAAACTCGTGCGCTAATTGAAGGGTCTGCCCCGAATATCGCGATGGTTAAAGAAGTTGTTCCTGAAGAAGTACAGGGTAGCGATGTTTCTGGATTAGAAGCAGCGTTAAAAGCGATGGATTACGAAGGCGGTCAGCCTCCGGTTCCTGGAGCGGCGGAACAAGGTGTTATGCCTACTGATATGTCTGAAGAAGAACTAATGGCGATATTAGAACAACAGGGCGGCTTAGAAGGGTTAATGCCTCAAATGGCCGACGGTGGGCCGGTAGGTACGCCTAGCGATGTATATTATTTTGGCGTTCCGCAAATTATGGGGATGATGCAAGACCCCGATCCACAGATCCAGCAGGTAGGTATGCAACTTGCGGATCAAATGGAAATGACCCCTGATGCGGGGATGGTTCCAGCTACGCAACAACAAATACAAACGATGGCTAACGGTGGCCAAATATCTTCTGAAAGGCTAAACCAACAAAGACTCCGTTGAGCACTCCACTTGAACAGTTAAAGGAAGTAGACCTTTCCCATCTGTCGAAAGATGAAGCAAAAGAGTTTACCCTTCTCTTAGAGGAATTAGAAAAGCGTGAAAAACGCGAAAGTTCTATGGCGTCGTTTTACGATTTTGTTAAAACGATTTGGCCAGAGTTTATTGCGGGTGCGCACCACAAAAAGATGGCCGAGGCATTCGATAAAATCGCCAGCGGAGAATCAAAGCGCCTCATAATTAATATGCCTCCGCGACATACGAAATCTGAATTTGCTTCGTATTTGTTCCCAGCTTACTTATTAGGTAAGCGTCCTAAATTAAAGATCATTGAAGCTACGCACACAGCTGACCTTGCGATCAACTTTGGTCGCAGGGTTCGTGACTTAATTGAAAGCGAAGAATATGCGGAGATATTTCCAGCTACCGAACTAAAGGCTGACTCGCGAAGCGCGGGTAAATGGAATACATCTCAGGGGGGTCAGTATTATGCGGCGGGTATTGGCGGTGCACTCGCGGGTCGTGGTGCTGATTTGTTTATTATTGACGATCCTCACTCCGAACAAGACGCTTTTTCGGATAAAGCGTTAGAAGAAGCCTACGAATGGTATCAAACTGGCCCCCGTCAGCGCCTTCAGCCGGGAGGTGCTATCGTTATCGTAATGACTCGTTGGTCTAAAAAGGACGTAACGGGTAAATTAATTAAGCGGATGACGCAAGAAAAGGGTGGCGACGAATGGGAGGTTATTGAGTTTCCCGCGATATTGCCATCAGGTAAACCGCTATGGCCTGAATTTTGGTCATTAGACGAATTAGAAGCGACTAAAGCGTCGATACCTCCGTCTAAATGGGCAGCGCAGTATATGCAGCGGCCTACGGGCGAGGGTATTTCGATTATTCCTAAAGAATGGATAATGGAATGGCCTAGAGATAACCCCCCATCTTGCGATTATTTAATACAAAGTTACGATACGGCGTTTTTAAAATCCGAAAGATCCGACTATACGGCGATAACCACGTGGGGGGTGTTCTACCCCGAGGGTAAAATCGGCGATGAACTCTATAGTGGGCAAGATGCGCATATAATTTTATTAGATTGCATAAAAGAGCGGTTAGATTTCCCTGAACTTAAACGCGAAGCGATGCGGTTATACGAACATTGGGAGCCTGATTCGGTAATTATCGAAACAAAAGCCTCCGGTATCCCGTTAACGCAAGAATTACGGCGTCAAGGTATTCCTATAAATACCTTTTCACCGAGCAAAGGTCAGGATAAGATCGCAAGACTAAACGCGGTTAGTGGAATTTTC